CTACCCTCCCATGTACTGCGACCGTCGAGCCCCGCGTTCCAGCGGCAACTGGTACCCAATCAGGCAGAACTGATCCAGCGCGAACAATACGACGGAATCTAACTGCTCGCCGGCCGCCATCCGCTGCTCCTTGCTCCATGGGGTCGTGTACTCGCCGATTCCCACCAGGTGGCTGCTCTGCGAACGCCCGAAGCCCAGTTGCATCGGCAACTGTATCGACGCCAGGGCCTTGTCGAGATCGCGGTCCCCCGTGTACGTGAAGTTTTCGGTCTTCAACGAATCCAGACTCGCCGGCGTCCAGTGCGTATGCGGGAAGTTGATCAGCCGGTTCAGCGCCGTATCGTTCACATCTGGCGGATAGAGCACCTCAAACCGTGCGTCGGCGTGCGTCTGGCGGACGTACGTCATCACCGCGTCAGTAAATTCTCCGATCAACTGCGGCAGGAACGCGCATTCATCGGCAAAAGCGCCGGGGTCGGAGTTCTGGCTGAGGATCGTCGCCATCCCTCTTCCGTAGCGCGCCTGAAAAGTGGTTGTCGTGTAGCTGTCGTAAAAAGGCATCCCCGCCGCCGAGGCGAAGTACCACCACTGTACCTCGCCGAACTGCAGGTACGGCCGCATCCCGGCTGTCGCCATCAAGTCCGCCATCTCGCGGTAGACCGTTTGCCAGAATGCCGTGCTTTGGGGACCGAAATTGGTCTGCAGTGCAGGCGTGTTCACCCAGACCGGTTCGCCGTTCGGGTAGCGTTGCGCCAGGCTCGCTTGCGGCGTGTCGTCTCCGTGCTGCAACTCCATGCTGAACGACGCGGTCGCGTCGATCCCATAACCCTTCAATGCCCGCAGGAACGCCCCGTTCCAGTCGCGCGCCGCGCGATTGAGCCTCAGCGGCGCGGCCGTGTCCGTTCGCCAAACCCCGTCCGCCCCGCCCGTCAGCGTGGCGCCGCTTGCCGCTGCGGTGAACGCCGTGCTGTTCGTGTTCACACTGATACCCACCGCGTTGCCGGCCAGTCCCATCACCCGCGACGTGATCGTCAGCACTTCTCCGTCGGCGCGCGCCCACACGCCCGTTGACCCGGCGTTGATCAATAACTCGAAACACTTGGCGATGCTCTCTGCCGTGTCGCCGATCAGGTTGAGATGTGCGATCGGCGTGGGTCCCAGAAAGACTTGGGTCTGCTTGCCGAATTCGGGTTCGCCTGAAAATGTGATCGTGCCGCTGGCATAACTGTGTCCCTGCCGCTCGAGTTCGTAAAACCACAACGCTCCGGCGTAGTGGTTTGCCCGGCCGCGAAATCCCAGCTTCTGCATCAGCCACGCGGTTCGCTCCGGTGCGATCGCCAGCGAGTGGTCCGTGTCCCAATCGGTCGCCAGGGTCGTCTGTTCCATCGGGTCGAAATCCGACAGCGTGCCGCTCGGATAGGCAATTTCCAGAAAATCGAAATAGACCACCGTCCCCGCCGCACCGGTGTGGGTCATCGTCACCGTGTGCTGTGCCTGGCCGGACACCGCAGCGATCTGCAGGCGCACCAGCACATCTTCCGCCGCTTTCGCCAAGTTCAGCGTCAGCGGACCGCCTCCGTCTACCTGCACCGCGACCTGCCCGCCCTGGTCCGCCAGGCGCGTCCCAAGATAGAGCCAATGGTCCCCGTTTGCGGAATACGTGCAACTCGCCCGCGCGCCCGGCGTGTCGGTCCAGCGGATGGACCCGCCCGAGTAGTTCCCCCGGGCCTCCGTCCAATTCCCCTCGTAAACGACAGCCGAATCGTCCTCGATCCGGCGGCTCCCCGTTCCTGCCACGGAGTATTGCAGCCTTGTCCCGCTTACGCTCCAGTTCGTCACCGCGACCGCGAATTCGCTGCGTGCAAAGTTGCCGCTCTGCAAATCCGCCGCCCACGTCCAGCGCATTTTCCGCACACTCGTGGTCGGCACCGTCGCGCCCGTCGCATCGCGCAGCGAAGAGAAATCGAGTTGCACCCTCCAGCTCTCCGGCGATACTCCTCCCGCAAATTTCGCCGCGGAGGGTGCCCACGATTCCGTCTCCGCTCCGTGCACCGTTCCGTACACGCCGATCCGGTTGCCGTTCGCTCCCGGAGCGCCATGCCACGTCAATACGATCTGTGTGCCGGCGGCCGTGGCACTCACCCCTCCCGCCGCCTGATTCGCCGTGATCGCCGCCGCCAGCCCTTGGACGGCGCTCTCCAGCGTGTCGCTGCCCGTCAGACGGTAGTTGAAGTGTTGATCCAGCCATGCCAGTTCGATGTAATCGCCCACCGTCGGCGTTCCCTCTAACTCGAACTCTGCGGTCGCGTCCGCATACTCGCCCAACGCCGTCGCATGGTCCTTCAACGGAATCTTGTACAGCGTCTCCACCCCGCCAGATTCCGCCCACACCCTTAGATACGGCCAGTCTACCGTCGGATACAGGGTCGAATCCAGCGGAATACAATTCGTGCGCACTTCCTGGTAGCTGAGTTGCAGACCGCTCAAATCGCCATCCGGCAGATTGCGCAGCGCCGGATGTTCGAAGACGTTGTCCCGGCTCCACTCGATCACCACCCAGTCGGATTGCTGCCGCCAGCATCCCGAAACCGTGAACCGGTCCGCCGCCGCGCCGCTCAGCGCCGCCACCGCCGACGGCCGTTCAAAGTAGCACTGCAGGTCGCGGTCCGGACGAAGTTTGGTAAGTTGTTCCGCCATTAGAGTCGAATCAGCACTGTCAGGTTCGCGCCCGGATAGGTCTGTCCCACCGCCAGCACCGCTAGCGTCACTTTTGCGCCCGCCGCCAGCGGTCCCGTCAACTTGCCGTCGGCAGCCACCGACGTGGTCATGCCCGCCGGAATCGCCAGCGTGCAGAATGGCGCGCCATCCACGTCCACCCGAAGGCTCACCACCGCATCCGCCGCGCTCCCCAGCACCGCGAAAACATCCCGCACCGAGTGTGCCGCCTCCACTACCAAAGCCGGAGCGACTGACGATTCCACTGCCAGATACCCGTCAACCTGAATCGAGTACTGGCCTCCCGAAAGCGTCCGCAGCCCCCTGTCCACCGCACTGGTCAGACAGATGCTCCTCACCGGACTGTTGCCCACGCGATTGGTGACGTTCAACTCCGCGCTTGCCACCCGCACGTCCGGCAGCGTCACCGTCTGGCTCCAACTCCCGCTGTAGGGACTCCCGAAAAAATTCGCCGGGAAAGCCGCGATCGTCGTCTTCACCTTCAGCGCGTACACCCGCGCCCTCGCCTGAATCGTTCCCGCCGCATTCCCATCGCTCGCCGAGCACGTCACCGCCCACTGCACCGCCGCCCTCGGCGTCAGCGTCACTTGGTTTGCACTCGCCGTCGCCGTCGCATTCCCGTCCGCCGCCGCCGTGATCAGCGCCGCCATCGCCGCCGCTACGTCCCCGCTCCCGTCCGCCGCCAATTGCACGTGAGTATACGTGGACGCTCCAATCGTGATCGTGTGGGCGTATCCCGTGCCGTTGGAGTTGTAGAACCCGAACGTCACCGTGCTTGCCGAAGCCGCATGCGCCGCCGCCGTCGATCCGTGCGCCCCCCGCGTCACCTGGTACCGCGTGCCGCCGGCCTGCACCGCCGTGATCAGCATCACCTCGCCGCCCACCTGGCAATAATCCCCGGCCGCCGCCGAACTCGCCTGCGTCAAATCCAGTTGCGTCGCGGTCGCTGTCGCATCCGACGCCAGACCCAATTCCGGCAGCCCGCTCAATTCGTCCCAGTAGTGCATCGTCAATGTGGCCGACGAAATCGTGCTCGTGTTCGTCAGATCCGTGAACGACACCCCGCTCAGTTCCACCGCGCCGCCGCCCTGCCCGCTTCCCAGCCCGAAGTACGGCTCCAGCGGAACATCCGCGTCGCTTGTGCCGCTGCCGCCAATCTGCCACCGCGTCACCGTCGATAGCTCCGCGGAACACTCCAGGTCGTTGACGTTGGCAGACCGTCCGCACACCTGCACCGTCTCGCCGCCCCGGTTCGGCACCGCGAACTGCACCGGACTGCTTTTCGCCAGCGCTCCAAACTGCCACCCCGTCTCGGCCACCACGAAAGAACTGCTCGCATCCGGCATCACTGCCCATGCCGGAGTTACCGTCAGCTCCGTGGCCGAGTTGGCCGCGATTGCCCGCTCCTGTCCCGCCCCCTTTCCCCTCGTGATCCGTGCGATCATCCCGCGGTACCGGTTTTCCGTCATGTGCAGCCCGTCATTGCCCACCGACTCCGCTCCGTGGATTGTCGCCGCGTTTTCCGATTGCAGCTCCATCCGCCAGTAGAAGTTCGCGTGGTCGAAGTTCGGGTCCAGCGGGGCGATCAGCTCCTTGTTGAATCCCGTGTCCGTGAACTGCGCCGCAATCGCCTGGTTCGACGCGATCCGGAAAAGTTGCGCCGGTGTGCTCCCCCGATACATGTGGAACCCCGCCGTCCCGGGAGAAAAGCTCAATCCGCCGATCGTCACGCTGCTGCCGTCGCTCAATGTCACCGCCCGCACGATGAACGAGATCAGGCTCTCGTTCCCCGCTCCGTCTACCCCGGCTGCCGCGTAGTAGAGCGTCTGGCCGCCTGCGAGCGACCCGCCCGTCCCGGTCGTCGCCGCCAGATTCAGCAGCGGGATGCCCGGCCCCCCCGCCGCGGCGACGGCTGGTGCCACGAATCCAACCCGAAGGTTGGTCTGCACTGAGCCATCGCCCGCCGTGGTTACCGATTCCTCGACTCCGAACTGGATGTCGCCCCGATCGTCCAGAACGTTGCCGGGCAACGGACGCGGAACGCCGATCCCGGCGCTGCCCTGGCGCCGGCCTCCGCTCGTCGACGTTACCTGTCCGTTGCTGTCGGCGTACCACGAATCGTCGTGAATCTGGGCCGTAATCTTGGAAATCCGGTGGTTCGCCCCGGGCGCGATCTTCAGCACCCGGAAGGCCTGCCGGTTGAACCCCTCCTTCAGGTACGTCACCGTGATCAGGTCTCCCGGCCGGATGCCGAAGGCTTTTACGCTCGTCTCGAACTCCACGTACGTGTTGCCCCGCACCGAGCGATCCAGGTTCAGCTTCAGGATCCTCGCCGCCTGGTCGAAGTTCGGGATCCCCATCGCCGCCAGCCCCTGCGACACTTCCTGCCCGCTCTGCGCCACATCGTCGGCGTCCACCAGGGAAAAGCTGTCCTGCTGGTACTCGTTCAGCGAGTCCTGGAATTCCACCGTGAACCGGTTCGGCGTGTCCGCCATACTGCGCGAATACACGCGAAAGCTCGGCTCTCCGGACGACTTCCGGACGATCCCCGAAAATCCGTTGCTGCCGTCGCCGAATTCGTAGCTCGGCCACCCGCCGGCCAGTTGCTCCGTGCTGTTGCTCCACGCCGGCTTCGTCGGCATCTCCAGCGCCAGCGAATTCTCCGTCCGCAGTTGCAGCGCCCCGTTCGCTCCGTACGTCAGCATCAGTCGCGCCGCGTTTCGAACGCCGCGCACCACGTCGCCCGCGCTCTTGCGGTTCTGCATCACCAGGTTGCACTGGAACCGCGGTAACTGAATCGCGTTCCCGTAGAGGTCCAGGGCGGCTATCGGTTCATCGCAATACGCTGCCGCCGCCGCGAAGCTCGCCACGTCCATTTCCGCCAGGCTCCAACCCGTCCGCCGCAGGATGTCCAGCAGCACCCATCCCGGGTTGCTCGAGAATTGCTCGCCGCTGTAGCTCCCGTCCAGTCCATAAACCGGCAGCTTCAGCCCTTGCACCAGTACCGTCACCTTGGGCAGGCTCGTTCCGTTGTTGATCCGGTTCGGCACTACCACCGAAAGGTACGCCATGCTGCCGTACGGGTCTCCCGCCGGCTGTCCGCTGCCGTCCACGAAATCCGGGTTGAAGGCGCCGGTCCGTGTGCCCAGCGTCGGAACGTTATACCAGCCGGTTCCCGTCATGTTGGCCCCGTTGACTCCCGCCGGAACCTCGACGTCATTTACCAGAACCTTGATCACTCCTTCTATCTCGCCCAACCCCAGCATCACTTCCATCCGTGTCAGGTTGCCGTCGTTGCGCCCGAACACCACCGGCGGCGCGTACCATGCCGTGCCGTACACCATCGCCACAAAATCGTTGTACCGCGCCTCGTTCGCCGACACCGCCGACGTGTGGTAACTTTTGTCTCCGTATGTCCTCACGGATATAGCCGGGGGCACAAACTCGATTCCCCCGAAGTTGCGGAACATCCCCCGCGCCTCGCAGTCCGTCCGTGTGTAGCCGCATCCTGCAAACGCCGTACTCCCGTCCAGTCCTCCCGTCCCGCCCGCCTCGCCCGGCGAGTAGCCGCAGCGGTAATAGCGCGAGTATTTCCCCTTCTCTCCGCCATCCACCGCCTCCGCCCGCTGCTGCTCGTCGCTTGGGAACTCCCATGGGCATCGCCGCTGGATCCGCACCTGCGGCACCAGCGCCCGTTGCAAATTCATCCGGTTCGTCGCCGTGATACGGAACGTGGCTTCCAGAATCTCGTCCGGCGGATTGCAGATCCCCTGGAAGATCACGCTCCGCTCCGTGACTGGCGCCCCATTCCGTAAATCGTAGAACACCAGGCCCGCCGTCAGCCGCGCGCCTTTCCATCCCATCGACCGTTCGATCTCCGAACAGTGGGAGTCCGCATTCGCCAGTACCAGCGATATCCGCGGCACGCCGTCCACGCCTTGGTCGCTCGATGCCTGAAGTTCGAACACGTTGTGCTGCAGCACTCTCGCGCTGTACGCTGCATCGCCCACCGTCACGGCGTGCGTGCTCCAGTGTTCCGTTTGTCCATTAGGGAGTACGCAGTCGAACAGCAGCAGCGGCGTGTCTGTGACAGCTTGTTCCTTAAGCTCAAAGATGGTTTGCATGAATGATCTTTACCGTGCAGGAATTGCGATTCACGTCCGTGCTGGTGATGGTCAGCGAATCGTCGCCCAGGTGCGCGCCTTCGTATACTCCGCCCCGTCCGCTCGCTTTGTAACCCGACGGCGCGCTTTGCGCTTCCACCTGTAGCCCGTACACTTCCACTTCATCGCCCGCCCCCACCTCCATCGCGAATCGCACCGACGTGGCTTGTGCGCCTCCGCTGCTGGTCCAGGCGATCCGCGTCCACTCGCTCGTCACCGCCCGCCGCGCGCCCTGGCTGCCGATTGTCAACCGCAGGCTCGTCGCCGCCGCCGCCCGCACGTAGGCGCTCCAGCAGTAGTCGTACCCTCCGGGCGCTGCCAGAGTCTGCCCGGCCGATTGTTCCGCGCCGCCGTGGTTGCTCAACCGCCACGCCGCCGTGCCCCCCCTCGGGTCCGTGACTCCCGCCGTCAGGCCCAAAGGAGGATCCTTCTGCCACACCGCCTGGTCGAGGTGATCGCTCCACGCCAGCAGATTCCCCGCCGGATCCAGAAACGTGAATCCGTTTAGCGTGCCCTCAGTGGCGCTGAAGAACGTCCCCATCGCCGCCGCTTCCTCGTCGCTCAGGTCCGTGTAGGTCAGCACCCATTCCGTAACCTGGACCGCCGGGTCCGCCAGTTTGATCCTGCTGCCGTCGGCGGCTTCGTTCACCACCGTCCGCGCCCGCCGCGTCTTCCGCACCGGGAATTGGCTCAGGGCGCCGCTCTCGAGTTGTGGGTATACCGCCATGGCTTTCAGATGTTCCGCACCACGGTGAGCTTCGTGCTCCCCCGCATTTCCGCCGCTGTCACGAATGCCGCCTCGTCCGCCGCCACGCTGCAGTTGTCGTACACGTGCCCGTCCCGTGGGTCCGTGAACGAGAAACTGCCGAATGCCCCCTGTCCGGCCAGGAAGAACTCCTCCACCGCCGCCAGCTCCCCCGCGTCCAGTTCGCTGAACTGGATCTCCCATTCCAGCCGCGCCCCTGCCGAATCCCGATAGCGCTGGTAGCTGCCGTCCACGAAACGCACCGTCTCGTTCCGGAACCGCTCGCGCCGTACCATTGGATACTGCGCGATCGCATTCGTCTTCAATTTAGGAAAGGTTGCCATATCAAAGGTCGTTCACCACGTCGTTGATCGCGTTCAGATTGAGCATTGCGTCCCGTACCGCCAGCGCAATGTCGTTGCTTCGGTCCATGAACGAGCGCGCATCCATCGCCTGCACGTTGACCGTGATTGCTGGCGCCGCGCCGGTACCGCCGCCTGCCCCCGTCGGCCCGTAACTCCGCGCCATTCCCATCTGGTCGTAGTCCAGCCCGCTCACCTGTCCCTGGCTCTCCGCTGCCTGGAAATCGGCTGCCGTCGGCAGCGCGTATTTCACCAGCGGCGCCGCCGCCGGCGTGTCTCCCCCTCCGAATAGACTCACCAGCCCCGTGATCAGGGGCGCCAGCCCGAACCCGCTCTTCAGCACCGTGGATGCTACCGATCCCAAGGTGCTTCCGCCGTCGCTCTGTGTAGTGGTCGTCGTAGTCTGCGTTTTGGTTGCCGTCACCGGCGCCGGCATATTGCTCCGCAGTTCGGCAACCTGCGCGATCACGTCGGCCAGCATCGAGGTTGCATCCCCAAGCGCCGCCGTCTGTTGCCCCGATACCGCCAGAAACGTCCCATAAAGCTCGTCTTGTGTTGTGCTCGCCATCTTTATCTTCCTTTGTGGGATAGGCCTCCGGCCTGTCCATCCGAGCGCAGCTCGGACGTCTTTGTCAGCGTCTCTGCGCCGAATCCGCCTTCGTTTCCGCCGCCAGCGCCTGCTCCAGAATCAGGAACCCCTCCACCTGCCGCGCGCTCAGCTCCCCGAAGTTCATCCCGCCCAGCCGCCGCCGCACCAGGTAGTCCTCCACCATCCCCTCGCTCTCCGCTGTGATGTAGCTCTTGGGGCAGCTCTCCGTCGCTACCGTCTTCCTCGCCCACACCGGCGCGCCTTTGCGGTCGTGCGGCAATTCCAGCCACCCGCACCGCCGGCGCGCTTCCAGGCCGCTCCTCCGGCATGCGTCGCACTCCCAACCGGCCTGGTTGGAAAATTGAAAATGGAAGGCGACTAGGAGTTTTTTCGTTCTTCTTCGCTCAGCCCCGTCTCTCGGCGAACCGCCGCCAGGGCCTCTCGGAACAACTCCTCCGGCCCTGCCTCCGCCAGCAGTTCCGGGCCCGCGATGCTTCCATCCACCGACAGGCCCGTCACCGCCTTCACCCCCCACATCACGTACAGCCGCTCGATTTCGGCATGCAGAAGGCCCGCGTCCATCTTGTCGCCGGCCTCTCCGCTGGCCGCCAGAAACTCCGTCCGCCGCGCCAGTTCCCGCACCCGCCGCATCAATTCCACCCGCCGTCCGAAAGACATCCTCGCAATCCGGAATGTCACCCCGGGCACCACCCTCGATTCCATTACCAGTGCGCTTGCGTACCTGCCCCCGGCCGTCGCGCCCGCCGCTTTCCCCTTATCCGAATGCCACGGAAATCTCATCGTCCACGGTCCCTTGTGCCCGCGATGCCCGGAATCGCCACTGTAGCCGGTTGAGCCCGTCGTCGAACTCCGGTACTTCCGGCACCACGCTCTTCAGATACACCCCCATCAACTGCCCGGAAACCTCGCCCAGTTGGAACATCACGCTGATCGGCGATTGCTGCCGCGCCGCCTGGTACAGCTCGGTCGTGGCATCGTCGTCCCGCGTGTAAAGGTCGAATGCCGCGGTCACCGTGCGATCGCCCGGCGAAAGCGCCCGCACCCCGGAGCACGCGTCGCCCACTCCGAATTCCCGCTCCCTCGTGTCCAGTGCGTTCTTCAACGTGATCGTCGCCGCCGTGATCGTGCAAAACCGCGATGGTCCCGTCCCCAGCCAAGCCTGCCCCATGTGCCCCGGCACGATCGAGTAATCGAACGCCGCCACCGCCGGCTCCGCCGGAAAACTCTGCATTTGCGCCACACCCGCCTCGAAGCTCGCGCTGTCGATCACGTCCTTCGCGATCCCCTTGAAGTGGAACTCGTGGTAATCCCCATTCACCAGGATGTCCATCTGGTCCACTCCCGCTCCACTCACCAGCCGCTGCACCGCTGTCGCCGGCGTCCAGTAGTCGAAGAGGCTCACGCTCTTCAGTTCCGTCGCCGGACCATACGTCACCGCTGCTGTAATCGCCGCTCCCGCCGCCGGCAAGACCAGAAACGGTGCATTCAGCTGTACCGTGCGATCGTCCACGATCGCCGCCACGAACCGGAGCTCGCCCCCGCTGCATACTGCCTGCCCCGCCGATAATCCGTGCGGCCCTCCGAATCCCAGCCGCCCCGACGCCGTGCTCGTCGCCGCCGTTCCACCGGCGAATCGCGCCGGACTCCCTCCCATCGCCGCCTCGAACAACGGTCCGTATCCCGGCCCCGCAGTCGTCTTGTCCCAGCTCGTCAGGTATGTCTGCAAATCGAAATCCGTGCGCCGCCTCACTCCCGCCGGCACTCCCGCGAACGTTCGGCTTCCCGTCTTGTCGCGCCGCGTCCCTGTCTCCACCTGCTGCTGTATCCCCAGCTTCACCGCCGGAATCCGATTGCTGGCCGTGATCGTCCCCACACTCCCGTACCCGCTCTCCAACGCCGTGTAGAGTCGATTCGCGTTGGAGGATATATATGTCGCCATGCTAGTTCCTGTTCACTCCGATCTCGAAAGTGACTTTTGCCACCTGCACAAAATTCTTCCCGCCCTGCTTCACCGCTCCGAACGCCACCTCGTATCCGCCGCCGTAGTACATCCCGTCGCCCCAGTCGCCCCGGCTCCCGTTCAGCATCTGCATCGTCGCGTCCACGTACGCTTCCAGCCGGTCCTGAATCCCCTCCAGCCGGTCCTGCGATTGCCGCAGCTCGATAGCCATCTCCACCCGTCCCGAAAACGCCTGGAACTTCTGCCGCAAATCGTTCACGATCTTTTCGCAGTAAACGTTCACCGCCGGATACTTCACTCCCAGCGCCCGCTCCGCCATCTCGGCCGCCACGTTTTGCGTCCGCACCTGTGACGCGTCCACCACGCCCGCAAACGGGTCGCCCTGCGTCAGCGCCGCCAGGCCCGCGTTCACTCCGCTTGGCCCCGTGATCCGCTGCACCGTCTTTGCCGTTGCCGCACTCCCGATTTTGCTTGTCATCAGCCCCTCTGTATGGTCCGCGGTACCGGCAGCCGGTAGGCCGGCCTTTGTCCGTCGCCGGCCGTCCGTCCCGTTGTGGACAAAGTGTCCGGCTGCACCCAGGTCTCTCCCGGCCCGAGAACCGCCGGGTTTTGTATCGTCATCGTTGATGGGCTGGTCCCTGCGTACACGTTCCATCCCCTGGCCTTCGCCGGCGCCGCCGTCTCCACCGCGAAAGAGCTGCCCAACACCTGGATCATCGCCGGCGCCGAACTCGCCCCTTCTTCTTCCGCCGCGTTGGTCCACGAGATGGCGATGTAATACGCGCCGTCTGCCAGCCCCCCGGCCGAGGGCTGCACTGCCGGCGTTGCCGCCTGTTCCATCGGGTCCGTCACCATTCCCAGCCCGGCGCGGATCACCTGCTCGTACGCCCACTTCACCATCTCGTGGTATTCGTCCCGCCTCCCCGCATACCGGTCGTTCAGTTGGCTGTTGTATGCGTCCCCGTACACCATCTCCAGCGTTCGGAAGACATGCCACAGCTTGAGCGGTGGCGTCATCACTACCTGCCGGATCGCCGGCCGCGTGTGGAATCCCTCCAGCACTCCCACCGCCTGCCGGTCCAGCAGCCCCGCCAGCTCTACGCCCAGTTCCTCGTGTGCCAGCGCCAGCTTCCGTGTCACGTCGATGCCCTCGACCGTGGCCACATTCAGGAGCTGCGAGTCGTGCCCCCTCAGATCCTCGATGCCCGTAACCGCCCTGTCCGTGAACAATGCCATCGTGTTCCGCCTACTCTTTCGTGCTCCGCGCCGCGCTCCTCAACCGGTCGAGCTCCGCGGTGGATAACACCGTCAATTGGAGCCGCGCCGCTGCCGCCGCACCCTCCGCCAGTCGCTTGGCCTCCGCCAGCACCTCGCGATACGCCTTCACCTCGTCCTTCGTCGCCAGCCGCGCCAGTCCCTCCACCACGAGCTTGGCGGCCAGCCGGCGCGGCACCTCCGTCTTCGTGCCGCCCTTTCCTCCATCCGCCGTCTCCACGCTCACCACCAGCGCGAACTCATCCGCGATCTTCCCTTCCATCTCGCGAATCTTCTGGTAATACATCTGTAAATCCATGTGTCTCCCTTCCTCTCCTGTGGCGCAGCCTTTCCAGGCTGCCATGCCCCCATTCCTGGGGGCATGCCCTGTGTTAGGTGGGGCAGGCTTCAGCCTGCCAATCCGAGCGAAGCTCGGACCGCCGCTGAACCCGCCCCACCCCGTGACTCTCCCTAGGTGTTCACCTGCACGCCCGACGAGTTCCGCAGAACGCCGCAGCCGTACAGCACGTCCACCGTGAACTGCTGAGCCAGCGTGTTGGGCTGGTAGCTCATCACCACGCGCATCCCGAAGTTGCCCAGTTCCGCATACTCCGCGATGGCGCCCGTACCCGGCAACGGTTGCGGCAGCCGCCGCACTACCAGGCCCAGTGCGCTCTTGGTGAACGCCATGTTGTGAGTCGTCACCGGGCTGCTCCCCGTCTTCTGCACGAACTGCGAACGGAACACGAAGAAGTCCTTGATCTTGCCCACGCTGCCGTCGATCAGGCTCCGCAGTCCCGCGTCGCCCGCCGTCTGGAATTCGCTGAAACGCGGAATCTGCCGCCACGCCGAGTACGTTGCCGCGTCCACTACCATGAACTTCTGGTCGCTCGGCGGCACCTTCGCCAAAAACAGGGCCGTCTCCGCGGCGTCGATGATCGCTTCCGTGATCGGCGTCCCCGCAGTCCCCACCGGACTGTTCGCCGTGAACCCGGCGTACAGCGCCAGCAGATCGCTTTCGATCTTCTGCGCGATCGCCGCTACCGCCGGCTCCATGTAGATCTTCAGCAGGTCCGGCACCGCCAGCACCTTGGTCACATCCGGAATCTGGAAGGTCGCTTCCGCGTGCGTGTTCAGCACGATCTGCGCGTTCCCCAGACTCGGATTCTGCGTCTGCACCGTCCCGCCCTCGGCGATGTTGTTGGCCACCATCGTCGGCGGTATCGGCACGTTTACCGTGTCGCCGGCCTGCGCCAGCACCGGCTCGTAGTCGCGATTTACCAGGTTGCCCATCACCAGGTTCCCCACCAGTACCGGCAATGCGTCCACCGCCACCAGCTTGACAATCGCGTTCGCGACGTTACTCGAAGTAATTGCTGCCATTCTTTCTCTCCCTCAAAAGACTTGTTCTTTCACTGCTCTTCACAGCCCCTTCAGGGTCTGCGACGCCACGCGCACGATTTCCTCTCGTACCCGCTGCATTTCCTCGGCGCTCATCCCCGGACGTATCCGCTCCAGGTCCACCGTCTCCCGGCCGGATGCCGGAGCTTTCAGGGCGGCCGTCATCCCCGTACCCCCGGCGATCCGCGCCGGGAGAAACTCCGGATTCTCGTTCACGAAAGCGGTCAGGTACTCCTTCAGTGGCGTTTCGCCGGCCTCGCTGCGGGCTACCAGCCGCCCGTCCTCGGTCCGTACGATCCCGTCCTGTACCGCTCTGAACGCAAGATCGATCTTGCCTACTCCCAAACGCTGCAGTTCGGCCCGTACCGTCGAGCTCCGCTCCGCTTCCGCCGCGATCTTGCGGCTGCGCTTGTTCTCTTCCACAACTTCGTTCAAGCGGCGCTCCAGTTGCTCCCGGCGTTTCCGCTCCTCCTGCAACTCCGCCTTGTGCGCCGGCTCCGTCTTCGCCTGTTCGTTGTTCACGAACTCCTGTACCGCCTGCCGCACGATCGCCTGTATGTCGATGCCTTCCATATACCTCCCAGTCCGTCTGTTCCGCCGAGCGCGCACACCTCTCCGCTGTCTCCGCGCTCGCTTTGCCTTTTCGCAACCCCGTGGTCGTTCTCCGCGTACTAACTCCGCGTCTCCGCGGCTCCGCGTCAAATCGACCGTCTCCAGCCGGCGCGCTACCCCGCGTCGATCTCGTCCGATACCCGGTTCTTGATCTCCTGCCGCGCGTCGCACAAATATTTGAACGCCAGCTTCTTGAACACCTGCTTCTTCAACGTCTCCGAGGCGATCCCCAAATCCAGCAGCTTTTTGGCGTCGTCCAGTTCGTTGCCGAAATCCCCGATGTCGAACTCGTCCATCCCCGATACGTCGATGGATACCTCGTCCTGCCGCGCCTCCGCAATCGCACGCAGCACCTGCTTCATCGCGTCCTTTACCATGTCCCCGTACGCGCGCAGTACCTCCTGCGTCACGCCGAAGTCTCGCTGCTTGCTCAGGGCGCTCATCTGCACGTTCCCCCCGCTGGAGGTTCCTGCCTGGTTCATCAGATAGCAGACACGGTAGATTTCGTCCTTTAACCGGACCAGGTTGTCCGCCGCGATCTGATAAACGTTGCCCGCCGGCTCCGTCCACCCGAATCGGTCGTCTTTGCCGAGTTGGATGAAGTAACTCTCCCCCACCACCTGGTTCCATTCCTTGTCCGAATAAATCACCGGACTCGCGAATAGCCCCATCGTCAACGCCCAGGAAAGCGCGTTCGACTTGTTGAAGTGCTCCAGTTGCAGCAGCCCCGCCTTGTTCATCAGCCACAGCCCCTCGGACACTTTCATCTCGAATACCGGCACCCGCCGTTGCGCCGCTAACCCGTGGCGCCCCGCATCCGTCAACTCGATCGCCTGTCCCTCGCCGCCTTTGCGGAATACCTGGTAGTTCTCGCGGTCGTAGTAAATCCACCGCGTTTCTTTCTCCCACTTCGCGTCCGTTACCTTCGACTGCTGCAGGCACGACGTCCGGATCACGATCCAGTCCAGCCCCCCCGTCTCGTCGTAGTTCCAGTTAATGACTTCATCCGCCGCGTATTCCGTCAGGTACGCCCGCGATCGCCCGCTCGCGTCCTCTTCCGCCCGCGTCTGCGCCACTCCCCCGGCCTTCGGGAAGTCCACCACTACGAAACTGCTCCCGCTCACCATCACCTGCACGAAACGCTGCCGGAAAAACTCGTGCAGGTTCGTCCCCTTCAGGTCGCAGTCGTCCGACAGCGTGTTGTAGAAGCCCTTCGCCCCCGCATCGCTTCCCTCAAACTGCAACATCGGTTCCCGCCGCATCAATGTCGCGGCGTACCAGTCTACGATCGATCCCACGTAGTTCTCGTAGAACACCCGCCGCAACCGCTCCTCGTATACCGGTCCCGGCTCCTTTTGACGCCGCACCAGGTATTCGTACGCGTTGAGCCGCAGTTGTTCCCCGCCCGCGTACAGGTCCTTGTATTGCTTCCACATCGCCTTCCGCGCGATGTAATCCGGGTGCTCCCGGTTGATGTTTTGCATGCTTTTCACCCGTTAGTTACTCAATAGCGGCTGGCACCGCTCCCCAATCTTCGGCACGGTCCGGCACTCCTGCCACAGCACGTATCCCAATGCGTCCGACAAATGCGTCCGCATCCGGTCGCGATCTTTATCGATCAGGTTCGTGTCTTCCTTGAAACACACCTGCTCGAAGTCCTTGATCAGTTCCTTGCAATGCGGGTCCACCAGCAGCCCGATCTTCCCCGCCGCCGATTTCAGCTGCCGGTTCGTCAGGTTGATTCGCTCCCGTACACTCGGATTCGCCTTCGGCACCTTGTAGTCCACTGCCACCGTCGAATGCGCCGCGAAGTAATCGCGGATCATGTCGTAATCCGTCGCCCCCGTTGTCTGCTGCTGGTTCCCCGATGCGTCCCCGTAGATGATCACCCCTGGGTTGTGTCTCGGAAACCGCGCCAGGAACGCCTCGCACGCCTCCTTCGTGGTGCTGTGGCGGATCACGATCTCCCCCACCGCCTGGATCACCCCGCCGGCCCTCTGCAGGATCAACGAACTCATGGGATCCACGTTGAAATCCAAAGCCCATAACAGTGGCTCCTGCGGGTTCACCGCCAGTTCCCGTACGTGCTCGTTACGGTCGAATGACGAGTACACCCGGCCGCCGTCCTGGCTTAGATATGAGCCCAGAACCTCCTGCTGGTAGAACTTCTCGTCGTAGCTGTCTCTCAGCCGCTCATAGAAATCCCTGATCTTCTCCAGCAGGTGCCGGTTCTCGAACGGCGCCGCCTGCACCGCCTCGTACCCGTGCACCGGATCCGAGATGAACTTCCGGTACACCCAGTCGTAACCCTTCGGCGTCCATACCCCGAACCCGCACAACCGCGTTGCCTTCGGATCCCGCAGTCGCCCTACCAGGCGCAGCCACGATTCCTCCTGCGTGTACGTCAACTCGTCCAGCCCGAACCATGCCAGGTTCGTCCCCCGTAGCCGCTCGAATTCGTCCACCGGCCGGAACAGGATCCGCGATCGCGTATCCAGCATTACGAAAGTGTTCTCAGCCTTGTTGTGTTCGTACGGGATGTCGTTGCTCTCCAGGATCTCGATCAGCGCGGCCTGCGTGGCATCCCGTAACATCGGATAAGTCGGCGCGCCCAAAAGTCCAAGCCGCCCCGGGTTCATGTAGCTCAGGCGGATTGCCTCTTGACACAGCGCCTGGCTCTTTCCGCTGCCGATCGGCCCGGAGAAACCCTTGAACCTGTTCTCCAGTGCGTGAAACTTCTTCTGGGACGGTAGCGGGTCGTAGTTTATGTCTCGGTGCTTGATCTCACCGGCTCGACCCAT